AAGCGACCGACTGCCCCGCTTCTTGCGTCAACTCCGAGGCGCCCGCATCGAGGGCGCTCTTTTGCGAGTAGCCCGCCATGATCTTGCCGCCAGCGCTCATCGCGGTGCCAGCAAGAAGTGCGGTCGCGCCCATGGTTCAAGTCTCCCGGTCCAGGCGCTTCGCCCAGATGATTTCGATCGGCTCGTAGCCCATTTTCTTCAAGAGCCGCCCGAGCGCGGGGTGCGCGATCTTTTGGTGGTGATACTCGCACTGGCAGCCTTCGGCTTTAAGCGCTTTGTGCGCGAACGCGATCAATCGGTAGCCCAGGGTGCTGCCACGGTATGGGGGGCTCAGGAAGAGGATGTCTTGGACCGCCTGGAGAGAGCTCTTGTAGTGCGGGTTACGATTCACGAAAAAGGTAGCGTATCCCACGATCACCCCATCGATGCGCGCGGTAAAAACGCGAAACTTGCCGTTCGCCTCCGCCGCCTCGTACGCCGGCCAGTCCACTTCCAGGAGAATGTCGGGGTAGTGCGAAATCTCGAGCCAATGTTCAGTGAGCAACAATTCAACGCCGAGCTCGCGCATCGCGCCCAAGGTCTCGCGCTGGTATTGCGTCGGTGCGCGCTTGAAGGCTGGGTCAGCCATTCGTTTCCATCTCCGTGGTGAAAGCCAAGACCGTGCAGGGGCGAGGCGATGCCGCCTGCAGGCAGACGCGTGAGTCCGTAGACCAGATGTCGTTGAAGGCGCCCATCTGCTCATCGTAGTCGTTGAAAATCGCATTAAGATCCGCATTGCCTTCTGGATCCTTCGGGAAATCGGTCTCCGGGATACTATCCAGGTGCTCGAAATCATTCCCCGTAAGGAGCCCTCGCACGTGCGTGTTCTGAAGGACGAGCCCAAGTTCACTGATGCGCTTGGGCACGTTGAGCGGAGTGCCCAAGGCGGCGGCGAAACTTTGCTTCATCGATTGCCACTGCGCGGTGTAGGCGAGCCCCACGATCGCATTCGTGATCGGGAAAGGCTCTCCTGAGAGATTGATCCCGGTGATCACGCCGTTCGCGCCGACCGTATAGGTCCCTAAATCCATCCCTGCGGTATTGCCGTTCCCGTCGATGAAAGGATCGACCGTGTTCCAGCCCCACAAACACACCGTCTCGCCCACGAGCCACGCGGGCCCGGCAATCGTGGTTGAGGGGACTCCGGCATTCGAGAAGACCATGTGCGCATCTAAGCACTTAGCGACCGGGAGCCCCGTACACTCGCTCTCCATCGCCCATTTCTCGTGATAGCGCACGGTCTGCCCGTTCACCACGCGGCGCACGATGTAGTAGACCTGATCCTCCGCCCGGCCGGGGCCTGGAAGCACCGAGATATCCTCAACCACGCCGCCGCCGGCGAGGGAGTTCGCGGGAATCACCTCGAGCCAGCAGGTCACGCTCTCAGTGGGGTCGTACACCATGATCCCGACCGATCCATCCGCGCGCAGGCAATGCACCCGGGTATCCGGCTTTCGCTGGATCGCGATTTGCACGATGCCAGCTGAATTGAAATCGGGCACGAGGAGCGTGAGCTCGGTCGACTTGTAGCTGTAGGTGTAGATATCAAGGTCCAAGGTAAAGACGCGTTGTCCCGTCGTTTGCACGAAGATTCCCGATCGATCCATCTGTACCGAGTTCACATTCGCAGAGCCTTGGGTCGAGCCCGTCATCACGTTGAAGTTCGTGATGGTGACAGGATCCCCCAGGTAGTCCGAGCGGATCGAGGTTTCCTGCGAGGCGTTCCCGACGACCAACTGCTGGAGCCCAATCGCCCAATAGATGTTCTCGACGGGGCCTGAGTCGAACTGCCCGATGATCGGCGCCGCGCCGCCCGTGATCGTGTCATCGAAGCTGTTGTAATCATCCGAGACAGACCCAAAGATCGAAACGCCAAACCACCAGAGCCTGCCGCCCCAGATCATCGGGCAACTCGGGAATCCTCGAAACGTCGACCACGAGCCTTCCGACCAGTTGGGCGATGCGGTCGTGTTGCCTAGGGCCTCGAGCACCGCCGCGCTCACCGTCGTGTTGTTGGTATAGCCCGTGATCCGAACGATGCCGGTGATCGAGCCTTGCGCGAAAGCGAGCGACACATTCGCGGTCCCGGAGGTGTAATTCCCCGCATCAAAGCCGACCCGATAATAGATGCTCTGGTTATCGTTCCCATCGTTGAAGGTCTGCGTGAAGGGCTCATTCCAAGTCGAGTTCGCCGAGCCCACATCGACCCAGGGGCCCGCGGTCGAGCCCACCGAATACTGCAAATTCAGCTGCCCGGTGAAACTTCCCGCGATGACGATCGAGAAGGCGCGCTGCGCACCGACCCCGGTCACGTAGATGGGGTTTGTGTACTGATTCGCTCCGGCGAGCGCAGATCCCACGGCTTGCCCTACGGAGAGGAGACGAAAGAGCGCGCCCACCTGCCCGGGCTTAAAAAGCGGATTGCTCGCCGTCAACGTGATGTTGCCCGATAGCGCGCTCGGGGTGAGCGTCGTATTCGTGACGTTCAGGGTATTGAAGGGGCCGACGGTGCAGGTCTGCGTGTAATCGACAATCGACCAGGAATCGACCGCGCGGCGCTCGAGCTGCTGCTGCGGATAGCCGTTACAGCCGACGAAGATGACATCCGCTGATTGCGCCCAGCGAAGATTCTGAAGGTCCGCGGTCTGCCAGGGTGTCGGGAGAGTTAAGTCGCCGGCGCCCTCGATCGTGCAGGAGGCGAGGAGCGAGGCGGCCTGGTTCTCGTTCTCGAAGCGAATCCAGAAGTCAGTTTGCCCGGGTGTCAGCGCAAGGGAATGGGTACCGGTGTTTAAGGTCGTTTGGTTGATGAGGGAGTCATCGCCCTGGCTCGTGCCACAACGAAACGTCAAGGGGCCAGTCGTGACGACGATGCGAAGGGCCTGGCGGGTAGAGACATCGCCTGGCGCTACATTCACCTCCTGATCGAGAATCGCGTTGTTCGAGCCCGTGCCGACGAAGGAGACCTGCCCGGCACTCACCCAGGTTACCGTGGCACCCGCTTGGCTCGTGTTCGTCCAGCCAGTGAGGTTTGCCGGAAAGGTGCCGTTCGTCACGGTCGTTGCAACAGCACTTCGCGTGATGGGCAAATCGTTGACCCAGACCCGGGTCTGCCCTTGGGTCACCTCGAGGCGCGCGGTGTCGGTTGCCCCGAAGATGAAGGGGATCGTTCGCGCCTGATTCCAATTGGCGGTTGCGCCGATGAATCCCCATCCAGGGCGAAGCATCATGCTGCCCAAGACCCGCGCCATCCAGTTGACCATGGTCTCGGCTGCCATCCGATAGCGCGAGAGATCGATCCGCGCAAGGCCGAGCGCGGAGAGCACCCCCCTGTTCAATGCCAGGGTGGCGTTTGTCTGCCTAGGCATCGATCAGCCGTACAAACTGTACGGATTGCCTCGCTGTTGGCCGCGGCGTCCGTGCCGCGCCTGCCTCCACTGGCCGGGCGGCAGCAGCGTCGTCGCCTCGTTCATGGCGTCCGTCGACTTCGCTTTCTTCAAAGCTGCCTGAGTGCGCATGCTCACGCTATTTTTGCCCTCACCCGGATCATTGCCGGTGACGCGCTTGCAGATCTGCTCGCCGAAGTAGAACTCGACGTAGCGCTGGAAATTGTCGGGCCAGCGCGCAAGGTTCATCCCAAAATTGCCATCGCTCGAGACGTATTTGACCCAGAGCATCTGCAGGTCGCAGAAGAAGTAGCTCCCCTCATCGGTGTACTGAAGGAGGGGGGAGGACATGTAGGGATCGACACATACCGCCATCCAGCGCACCCAGTCTTGCGGCAACTGAAAGGCGCACTGATAGCCGAAGGGCGGCGTGATGTCGGGATCGAAGTTCCACTGCACGCCGCGCGCGGCGAAATTCCAAAGGCCCATCGAGAGACATGCGCGCACACCGCCGCGGTTCCACACATCATCCAAGGCGCGGCGGGACTCGCGGTTTTCGTTGGAGTAGTTCGCCCCGGGGCTCGCCGGCTGCAGCACCCGCTCCCCGATCGCCATGCAGGCGCCGTTATAGATCGAGAGCTGCGTTGCCGTGAGCCCCGGGGTGACGACCGGGGAACCGCCAGGGCCGAACCCCGCGCCACCGAAGGGCGACACGCCAAAGGTAAATCCTGAGCTCATGGTGAAACCCCTCTCAAATTATCGAGGCTGAACGGTCTTCGCGTAGTCCGAGAGCCACGCGTACGCATCGCCCTCGGTGTTGCACTTATCGCGCAGCACCGCTCCGTCGGCATCGCGCACGACACGCCACTTCGCGAAAATGCCGCCGAAGTTCACGGTGTGGCCGGGGAGTAGCACGATCTTATGAGCTTGCAGCCCCCCGAGTTTCGTGATGAATCGCTTGCCGCCCTCGATCGTCTTGAAGACAACGCGTGCCCAGTTGACCCCTGCATCGACGACTAGGAGCTCGCCGCGCCAGCTCTTGTCTTCTGCGATCACGATCAGCTCGATGTCGTACGCACCGCGCTCAAGCGCCGCTTTGAAGATGGCCGCGGTGTGCGACCAGTACGCCACCGGCAAAATGTCATCGGGCTCGATGCCTGCGGGCAGCACGAATACCCATCGCGGCGCGACGTTCTCTGCCTGCTTCATGCGATCGATAGTGATGGGCCTCACGAGTCGTGCGGGCTCTTCGGCGGCTTGAGTTGCTGCTGCTTCTGCCATGGGGATCTATCTCCTGCGTGAAATAAAAAGGGCGGCACAGTGGCCGCCCTCGAGGTGTGCCCTTGTGAAGGGGCGATCAGTCAGCCAGTAACGTCGTGGTCGAGTTGATGGTGGCGCTGCCCGTGCCCGCAACGGCCGGTGCGCCCGCAGTGGGCGTGACGGCCGAAACGAACGAGGGGTACATGCGCATCAAGTTGTTGTCGATGACAAAGACGATGTCAGTGAGCCGCATGCCGAGCGTGAGCCCGTTCGAGAAATACC